CTAGTAACTATGTTGATCCGGATGCTCCGGATCCAGCACTATACCCACAAGGTATGTTGTTATGGAATCTACGTAGAAGCGGATACAATGTAAAATCATTCCGTCGTGATTATATCAATATTGCTGAAGACAATCCACGTTACGATCCAACTAACACAGGCGGCGAAGCAATGGCTGCTTATTACACACATCGTTGGGTTACTGTGTCTAGTAACCAAGACGACGGTTCTGGTAGCTTTGGCCGTAAGGCACAGCGTAAGGTAGTTGTTACAGCTCTACAAGCAGCCGTTAACAGTAACGATGCAATGCGTGATGATGAGCGTAGAGTGTTTAACTTGATTGCTTGCCCTGGTTATCCAGAGCTAATTGGTGAAATGATTACTCTAAACTACGATCGTGGCCTAACAGCATTTGTAGTAGGTGACACACCTGCTCGTTTAACACCTGATGCAACAAGTCTATTGAAGTGGGGTTCTAATGAACTACTGGCCAACGAAGACAATGACATCGGTGCAACCAGCTTTGATGAGTACATGGGCATGTTCTATCCATGGGGCTTCTCAAGTGACAACTTCGGTAATAACGTAGTTGTTCCTCCAAGCCATATGATTCTAAGAACTATTGCTCTAAGCGATCAAGTTAGCTATCCGTGGTTTGCACCAGCTGGTGTACGTCGTGGCGGTATTACTAACGCAACAGCCGTTGGTTATATCACTGCAGAAGGCGAGTTCAGCAGTGTGGCATTAAATGGTGGGCAACGTGATACATTGTATGAGCAGAAGATTAACCCGATCACTTTCCTAACAGGTACAGGTTTAGTCAACTACGGTCAAAAGACTCGTGCTCGTGCAGCAAGTAGTTTAGATCGTATCAATGTAGCACGTCTAGTAATTTACATGCGTAGACAATTAAATGCGTTGGCTAAGCCATACATCTTTGAACCTAATGATAAGATCACTAGAGATGAGATTAAAGGTGCAGTTGAATCTCTATTATTAGAGTTAGTAGCACAACGTGCTCTATACGACTATATAGTAGTATGCGACGAGTCCAACAACACACCTAGTAGGATTGATCGTAATGAGTTATGGATTGATATTGCTATTGAACCAGTCAAAGCAGTTGAATTCATTTATATTCCATTGCGCTTAAAGAACACTGGCGAGATCGCAGGTCTATAATTAAAGGAATAATAACATGGCAATCGCTTCATTAACAAAATTTACAGTACCTTTAGCTAGCGACCAATCCGCTAGCACACAAGGTATGTTGATGCCAAAACTAAAATATCGCTTCCGTGTGATGTTTGAAAACTTTGGCGTATCAACACCTACTACTGAACTTACTAAACAAGTACAGACAGCAGCTCGTCCAAACGTACAGTTTGCTAACCAAGTAATTGAGATTTACAACAGTAAAATTAACTATGCAGGCAAGCAAACATGGCAGCCAATGGCCATTACACTACGTGATGACGTATCAGGTAATGTTTCTAAACTAGTTGGCGAACAACTACAGAAACAATTTGACTTTGCAGAGCAGTCGAGTGCCGCAGCAGCTATCGACTACAAGTTTACACTAAGACTTGAAATCTTAGACGGCGGTAACGGTATTAACGCAGCCAATGTTTTAGAAACATGGGAGTGCTATGGTTGCTACTTAACAACAGTTAACTATCAAACTCTAGGCTACGGTGAACAAGGTGCTGTAACAATTGATCTTTCTATCCAGCCAGATAACTGTATACAAGTACCAGGTGGTTCAAGCCTAGGTGGTGTTGGTACAGCAATTGCTCGTGCAGTAGGCACCGCAGCAACTGGTCCAGGTACAAGAGCCTAATAAAAAAGCACCGAAGGGTGCTTTTTTTATGACCATGCATTAACTGCGTGGTTAATCTTTTCGGCTAAATATTTGTATGACCAGTAAAGCCACCAAACAGTTTGTCAATAACCTAACACATGCTAAAGGCCTCATGGGCGATTATGCCCACGCAGCCAGGATGTTTGTTGACGACGACATGCGGTTGGCACCAAAGTTAAAATTTCAATACCATGTAAGTTTTAGCATCAACAGTCAAGCATTAAAAAGTTTAAATTTTAAATTTCAACATCAAAATGAAATTAACATGTTGGTTAAAACTGCTGAGTTACCTAAATTTCAAATTGCTACCGAAACCTTAAATCAATATAATAGAAAAAAAGTTGTACAAACTAAGATTGATTACCAACCTGTGAATATAGTATTCCACGAAGACAACTTTGGAGTTGTTAGACAGCTATGGGAAAACTATTATGGTTATTACTATGCTGATGCAGAGGCTAGTAAAATCTACGGAAACTATAATAGAACTGCAATGTTAGGACCTGGATTTATTAGAACACCTTACGGCCTAGACAACAACAGTAGTATTCCGTTTTTTAACAATATTACAATATATCAATTTGCTCGAAGACAATTTACCAGTGCAACATTAGTTAATCCAGTGATTTCGCAGTGGAGTCATGACACTATGAATTATGCAGATAGTGGTCCTGCACAGAACACTATGACCTTAGCATACGAAGCAGTAAACTACGGATCAGGATCTGTATCACCGAACAATCCGCCAGGATTTGGTGTTGATCACTATGACACAACACCTAGTCCTCTGTCATTAGGCGGTGGCGGTACTGCCACAGTGTTCGGCAGTGGTGGTGTGCTTGCAGGAGTTTCTGATGTATTTGGCCGAGTCGCATCAGGCCAGGCATTTAACAGTCCTTTAGATTTTATCAGTACTGCTATTACAGCAGTCAACACCTATCAGAATTCAAAGAATTTAACCAAAGCAGGGGTTAGTCAAGAATTTACCAATATTGCTGTTAAGGGAATAACTAATGTAGGCCGTGCCGGAGCAGGGTCAATAAACAATACAGTGTTTCCTGTTAACGATTCCGGAAACGCAAACATAACAGTTGCTAAACCTAGAAGCATAAACGGCGGTGGCTAACAATGGTTGATAAAAATCAAAACTTTCCCTCAGAAGGTACATCAAGCTCAGAAGAAGTTAGAGCATTCTTTGACAAGTATTTTCTACATCAAATCACATTTCCAACAAATCAAATTGACGCAGTATTCGGATATTTTCTAAAGCGTGGCTTTGACGAAGCTGCTGCAAGAAGTGTTAGTATAGTGTTATTAAATCAAGCAAGACTAGAAAACATTAATCCTTTTAAACTTATTGATACTTTAAAAGGTGTAACTGATGCACAATTAAGTTCAGTAGTTGCAGAAGTACAAAACGTATACAGAGAAAAAACTTCCTTCTTAGGGTTTAAACTAGCCAGCGTAGAAGAAACTACAGAAAGCAGAAATATTAAACAATGAGTCGCAGATTTGCCCAAGGTAAGTATACAGTTGTAAACCCAGAGAAGTATGTAGGCAATCGTCAACCTACATACAGAAGTAGTTGGGAGTGGCAGTTTATGCGATTCTGCGATAACAATCCTAACATTATAAAATGGGCTAGTGAAGCAGTAAGTATACCTTACAAAGATCCGTTTACTGGTCGACAGACAATTTATGTACCAGATTTTTTTATACAGTATGCAGATAAAAACAATAAAATCCAAGTCGAGTTAATTGAAGTCAAACCGCAGAATCAAACACTACAAGAAAAAGTTGGCAAGAATCGCAACAACCAACTGCAGTATGCAAAGAATCAAGTAAAGTGGCGAGCAGCATACGCATGGTGCGCTAGACAAGGTATTAAATTTAGAATACTTACTGAACAAGACTTATTCCATAATGGCAGAGTAGGATAAGTAATATTATGAAAAAAAAGCAAGATATTCCGGAAGAGTTTTTGAGGTAGCAGGGTCAATGCTTAAAAATGCAATTGATGCAAAAGCAGCAAAAATTGATAAAAAACTAAAGATGATCGAACTGCAGATCAAGAAACAAAAACTTGATCAAGACGCAAATCAAGATGATCAAGGTATAGATGTTTCGGGCACGGGCGTTATTGTTACAGATCGTAACAGCCTTATCGAAAAACTTAAAAATATGAATAAATAATAGACTAGGACTGCGAGCATGAAATCATTTGTAGAATATCTATCAGAAAGCCAGGAAGCAAAAAAGTATGCTTTCAAAATTAAAATAGCAGGAGATCTTCCAGAAAACTGTGAAGATGTAATGGAAACTGCTCTTAAAAAATACGAAGTAGCTAAGTTTGCAAAAACTAAAACTACCCCTATTCAAAGTAAACTTCCAGATTTTCCACAAATGGAAAATGCTGCCGTGACAGTGTTTGATGTTGAGCTTACATATCCAACAACCAGTACTGTATTACACAATTACCTAATTCAAGAAACAGGTGTTGATTCTTGCTGTATCAAAGTGCGTAGTCCTTTAGAAGAAGCAGAAGCAGAATTAAATGCTGAAAATCAAGAGATGGAAAAAGGCAAAGCTCTTTTAACACAAGATTACCAAAAAGAAAATAATCAAAATACAGTAGGCGACAAAGGTGTTAGTAATTTCTTAAAAGAATTATCTAAGGCTCGTAAAGATACAGAACCTACACAGTATAAAGGCGTGAATGATGCTATTCTAGCAAAGAAAGCTCCTAAAGAAAAATCACAAGAACAAGCTAAACCTGTTGCTGGCAAAAGTCCAATTGGTTCTGCTAAAGGAAAATAATTATGAACTTTAACGAACTATTCCAGAAAATGAGAGAGCTGGATCAACCAGTAACTGAAGAACCAAATGAAGGTAATGCCTTCAGTGGCGCACTTGATGCTGCCAAAGATGCCGGCAAAGATGAATTTGAAGTTGACGGCAAAACTTTTCAAGTGAAAGAAGATGATGTCGAGGAGTGCGGAATGGGCCCAATGCCTAGCATGAATCAAGAACAACAAGATACCGTTACTATGAATTTAAGCATGAATGGATCTGGGTCAGGTGGCATTCGCGATCTATTAGATATATTAAAAAACATCGACGGTGAAGATGGTGGTGAAGAACAGTTAGGTAAACTAATGGGCAAAATGGACAAAGAACCTATTATTGGTGACACAGACATGCCAATGGATGAGTATGCAAATAGTCCAGATGAGGCACACGGTACTGTAGGTGATGTAACTCCCACAGGTAACGATCTGCACAGCAAAGGTGCAGAAGCTGAAAAAGTTAACGGTGGCGGAAACCCATTTGGTGTCGACGAAGATCTAGTTAATCGTTTAGCAAGCATGTACGAGTCTATTAAATCAAGAGACAACGTTAATGAGACATTAAATGAATTTGATGTTAAATTAATGCAACCTAGTAATGCAAACACTAAACACTTACTTAGAAAAAAATAAATGGCGTGATGTTGTAATGGGTCGACAGAATCAGGATATGTATAATTTTGTGCAGCGTTATAATAGAGATAACAATAATTTGTCAATTGCTCAGTGGTTAGAAAAGGCAAAGAATTCTATTAAAGGTGCAGTTACTGGACAACCAGCAGAACCAGTAAGTTACAACGCGGCACGATTTGATCCAAATGCCCGCGGATACGGCCAGGATGTTACCAAACCTGAAAAAGCATTTCCAATGAAAGAATCAAATGAAATTGTTAAGTTAAGCAAGATGCTCAACGGCTAATCAGATTTAATCTTACTCAAAGCGACCCATAGGGTCGCTTTTTTATTGTAAATAGTACTATGGCAAGTAAATCATTAGATGGCGTCCTAACCAAAAAAGCGCATACACGAGAAACCTTCACTGAGCGACACATTGAAGATTTAGTCGCATGTTCTGATCCTAGTAACGGGTATCATTATTTTTGCAGTAACTATTTTTACATCCAGCATCCTGTTAGAGGTAAGATGTTGTTTGAACCTTTTGAATATCAAACACGATTATTAGATGCATATCATAATCACAGATTTAATGTAAACATGTTACCGCGTCAGATGGGTAAAACTACCTGTGCGGCAGGATACCTATTATGGTTTG